TGAAAGTTCAAAGCTACCGTGGAGTTCCTATCTTCAGAAACGATTTCATCCAAGCTGGATGGTCTTCTGGTGCTAAACATATGTACCTTGGTACTTTAGATGATGGAACTTTTAGTCATGGTATTTCTGGCTTAACTGCTTCTCAGTCTGCTGGTTTGCAAGTACAGAAAATTGGTGCTCGTGAAGATGTTGATGCTGAAATCACACGTGTTAAATGGTACTGTGGTATGGCTAACTTCTCTGAATTAGGTTTAGTTAAAGGCGTAACTTCTTAATTTTATAACCTATTTATGGAGGTGTCTAATGGCAAAATATACTACACAAGAGGTTATCTCTTATGAAGAGGATGACTATGTAGTAACGTCTGTGAATAATGGAATTGCGACATTGCATAGCAACACACACTTGGTAGATACTATTAGTCTCCCTGCAGGAGATAATAATGTTGGCTCTAAGAAGGTGGCTTATAATTGCTATACTACACTAGCTTTTTCTGATTTATATCATGGACGCAGGCTCAACAATTCTGATTGGAGAACTGCAACTGAAGACACCCGCATCTCTGCCTTATTCTGGGCAACCGACATTCTTAATAGACAAGCTTGGGTAGGAATACCAACTGCATATGAGCAAGCTCTTAGCTGGCCACGCAAATGGGTTCCCAATCGAAACTTTGCTTTAAAGGGTCGTAATTTAGAAATAAATTTACTTGAACAAAATACTACTTTATCAGAAAGTGCTAATTATCTTAGAGATACTACTGTGCCGCCATTTCTTATGGATGCTACAGCAGAACTAGCACTATTCCTGATGAAGAGATCAAGTTCTACACAAGACGAAGTATCAAAGTACAATGATAGTCTATCTAAACTTTCTTTAGGTTCTATTGATTTAGAATTTAGAAAAGAAGATGAGCTTATGTCAGATATGCCTCAACAGGTATATATGTTGATAAGAGATTTTCTAAGTAAAGTTAAAGAAGTCGATGAATCTGTTAAGGTACTAGGATCTGCTCCTTTACGGAGGTCTTAAATGGCTATTGAATTTGATAAGTTAATAAGTCAAGCAGATAAAATCATAAGTAGTCAAGGTTTATATAAAACTGTAATCTATAATTCGTTAGAAGATGAAGGAGTCTACGACCCTATTGAGGGAGTATACAATAATTCATCTTCTCGACAATTTAGCTTTAATGCAGTACTTTTAGCTGAAGATTCGTCTTCTAATACAAGTGCTGTGGTTAATGCAGATAGATCAGGATTTAGATTAACTAAGACTATTATAGTATTCAAGAAAAACTTACCATTTGAAGTAATGGTGGATCAAACTTATTTGATTGATAATACTTCTTGGAGAGTTTCTGGTTTTAAACTAGAATCCATGGATACTGTATATGAAATTTATCTAGGGAGAAAATAATGTCCAAAGATATCAATTTTTCAAATCTTGGGAAAGTCCTAAGCGTAGCAATCGAGACAGAGTCTGAAGAACAATATAAAGCTTTTGCTTTAGATGTATTTGGTGAAGTGTTAAAGAATACTCCAGTAGATACAGGAAGAGCAAGAGCTAATTGGCATATTCAAACTCACAGACCTGATTACTCCTTAGACCAAGGACAAACTGCGAATGAAGTAAGTTACCTAAATGCTAAAAATACACCTGATATTTACATATCAAATGGATTGAGTTATATAGAAGCATTAGAGGACGGTTATTCAAAGCAAGCTCCTAATGGGATAATAAATCCTGCTTTGGCAGCTGTCAGATCAAGGAGAGGTTAATTATGATATTTGAAGAAACTAGACAAATACTTGAAACGAGATTCTTTTCAGGAATCCCTTATGATTTCGAAGTATTTCTAGAGGGACGTCAGAATGCTCAAACAACTAGTGGAAAAGACTGGGTAACCATGTCGATAGCTGATGCTGCTTCTACTTTAAATGGGTATACTAAGAACTCTAGGAAAACGAGTGGAACTGTAAGGTTCAATATATATACTAAATTCGGTTCTGGCTCTAAGCGTGCAAGAGAAATAGCAGATAGGGTAAATGATGTTATGTCTTTTACTGCAGGTAATGATAACATTCCTAATGCTGGTCTCATGTACGTTATGGCTGGATCACTCAGAAAAATGACAGATGATGATAGTGGTTATCTGAATTATATAATCGACTTTGCGTACGATTATCACACGAGCTAATAAGCTCAAAATAAATAAATCTTTTAGGAGAATAAAAAAATGGCTATTTTAAATAAATTTGTAACTTCCTTTTCGGAGTTATACCTCGGTGGACCAGTTGCTAATAACAACTCAGTTGGTGGAATCGACTCGGCAGACGTAGTGACATGGTTCACTGCACCTTCAGGTGCTACTGCAGTTGCTAACGTTACTAATGGTGATGTCACAGCAGGCATGGTTGTATATATCCCTGGAAATACTTTCGATAACGTGTATTTCAAAAATAATACTTCATCTACTATGTCTTTAACTTCTGATCTTTCTGTTGCAGGTCTTCTTGCTTTGGGTCTAGATCTTGAATACGCTAAAATTCCTTTGATTGCTGAAATTGGTTCTATTTCTAACGAATCTACAGTTATCGATGTTCCTGAGTTCGGAGAGCGTTTTAAAGGTAAATTACGTG